CAAAATGGCTCAAGCAACAATCGGCATTAGTGCCGCTCAGGTTACTGCTTCTACTGGTACTGCTGAGTTTCGTCTCGGCACCGTTGGCGGCTACGACAGCCCGAGGTTGGGTTATCAGGAGTTTGTTTATGGCTCTGCAAACGGCGTCATTACTGGCGCCGGTTATGGCGTTGTCGAACAGACTGGTTTTGACTTCATTATGGCGACGACAACAACGACTGCGCCTGGAGCTTCTGGTTACGGCACTCGTTTTGGTGCTGCTCAAGCTGCTCTTGCGGATAACGAGTTTGGCTGGTTCCAGATTTACGGCAAAGGAAGCATCCGCACTTTGGCTTCCGCTGCTAAAGGCACTAGCCTTAACTCGACTGCCACTGGCGGCGCTCTTGATGATGACGGCACAGCTTCTTCAGAAGCCATTGTTGGCATCGTTATTCTGACCGCGACTGGCGGCTCTGCCGCGACGAACGCTGACGCTGTGTTCTCGTACCCGTCGGTTGCCGAAACTCTGTAATTGCTAAAAACAGCGCGGGGCAATGACTCCGCGCTGTTTACTACATAAAACAAAAGGACATAAAAATGAACACCGCCACAGCCCCCGCTCCTACAGACTGGAATAACGTATCTGACGCCGTTGACGATAACTCCAACAGGTTTCAGAACGACGATAAGCTGCATGTACAGTTCAGCCGCCGCCCCAAGATTCAGCCGGCTGAGTCAGACATAGCTGGTCGCGCTATCTTCAAAGAGATCGACTACATCACGATCATCGTACCTGGCGACAAAGCGAGCATCGTCGAGCGCCCGGTCCAAGCTTATGACGCAACGCGCTTTGCGGCAAAATACGCCAACTGGAAAGCCAATGCTGGTGTTGTGCAGGAAGGTACGCCGATCTCCTCGCTGCCCCGCATGACGCCCAGCAAAGTTGAGGAATACAAATACTTCTCCATTCACACCGTCGAGCAGCTTGCCGCTGCGTCTGACAGCGTGGGCCAGAAGTTCTTTGGTTTCCAAGACGACAAACGCTCTGCCAATGCTTTTCTGGAGATTGCCAAAGGCAACGCTCCGTTTGAGCGCATGAACAACGAGCTTAAAGAACGCGATGCCAAAATTGAGGAAATGCAGTCTCAGATCGAGGCGCTCAACAAGATGATGACTAAAGCCAAAATCTAAATAAAGGCTGGGTTAGATGTCTTTTCAGATTATTGAAGATGCAACGCTACTAGCGATTGTTCAAAACGTCGCTCAGATGGTGAGCTATCCGACGCCATCTGACCCAGCCGGCGATTCCGATCCTTCCGTTCAGCAGATGGTTCAAGCCGTCAATATGTCGGCTACGGAGCTTCTGGGCCTGTACGATTGGCAGGAACTTACGCGCACTTACGAGATTTCTATTGCCGCCGACACTCCTGGTCAGACAGAACAAGCGTTCGATCTGCCAGAAGATTTTTACGAGTGGATCGACCAGACGCAATGGAACAGCACTAACCAGTGGCCCGCGATTGGGCCTATCAGCCCGCAGATGTGGCAGAACTTGTTGGTCAGGACCGTCCTGCCAACGATGTCCTTCTACTGGCAGGTGCGCGACAACTCTCTCTATATCCTGGCCCCGCCGACTGAAGCGCAGACGCTAACGTTTATGTATCAGTCGCTGGCCTGGGTGCAGGATCAGGACAACCCAACGCTATACAAGAACCGCGCCACTAAGAACGGCGACACCATTCTTCTCGACAGCTTTTTGGTTACGCTCTACACGCGGGCAAAGTGGCTGGAAATGAAGGGTCTGGATTCAGCCGCCGCGATGCGCGATTTCCATGTCAACTTTGAAAACCGCAAAGGCCAAGAAAAAGGCTCGCCTGTTCTGAACATGGTGCGCTCTTACGGCTTCCCGTACCTCAACGCGCTCTACAACACGCCTGACACGGGCTTTGGTTCGTAATGCCCTTAGTTGCATTAAAACCCTACAAAAGCCCAAGGCTCTCAGCAGCAGCGCAAGTCTCGATGCTGACAAGCATCCCCGCGCCTGTGGGCGGTCTAAACTTTCGCGATCCCATCAGCGAGATGCCGCCTACCGACGCGATGGTGATGGACAACTTCATCCCACAGCGCACAGGCTGTTTGCTGCGTAAGGGCTGGCAGTACAGTTGCAACGCTTTAGCCGATCCCGTGACTTCTTTGTTTAGCTACAACGCTGCCGACAGCGGGGATAACAGGCTATTCGCGGCATCTGGCGGCAGCATCTGGGACGTTACGGGCGAAGATGCGGTTGAGGATCAAGCCTCAACTGGGTCAACTGACGGCATCTGGAGTACAACACAGTTTGCGCTTGCCAGCGGCGAGGTTGTCCTGCTGGCTGTGTCTCCCGGCGCCGGCTATTGGGTATACGAGGCAGCTACCGGCTGGACACAAACAACGCCCACAAACCTGCCATCTGACTTGCTGTCTGTAGCCGTCTGGAAAAACCGCGTCTGGTTTACCGAAAACAAGACCTCAACGGTCTGGTATCTTGAAGACATCGACGCGATCGACGGCGTTGCTGTGGCATTTGAGATGGGTTCGCTGTTAAGGAACGGCGGCTCCGTTCGCGGCCTTATTAACTGGACGCTTGATAACGGTTTTGGCGTTGACGATCACCTTGTTGTGGTTGGCACCGAGGGCGACATAGGCGTCTGGACGGGAACCGATCCAACGGCTGCCGCCACGTTTGGACTTAAGGGCGTTTGGTATGTCGGGCCAGTCCCGTCAATAGGTCTCTTCTTTACGGCATACGGCGGCGATGTGATGATCTTGTCTGAGCTTGGCCTGGTGCCAATGTCTCGCCTGGTCAACGGTCAGTTCAGCGAAATACAGCCTGGGCCATCGTCTAAGATACAGAACGTGCTGTCCCCACTGATTGTTAAATACCGCAACGATCCGTCTTGGGACGTTATTCTCGTTCCAAACTCTGATGTGTTGCTGATTAAACTACCGCCGCAGAACGGCGTTTATGTTCAATACGCAATGAACGTGAACACCGGCTCATGGTGTTCGTTCTCGAACATTCCAATGGTCTGCACCGCGCTGCTAAACGGGCAGCTATATTTTGGCACTGATGACAATGCCATTGCCAAAGGATTGTTTGGCGAAGAGGACGGCTTATCTATTGATAACGCCAGCGGTGACGCTGTGCGCGGCGACATCCAGGGCGCGTTTAATGCCTTTGAGATGCCTGGTCGCCTTAAAAGATTTACGATGGTGCGGCCTGTCTTTATTACGCTGCAAGCACCTGGCGTAAAGCTGCGTATGAACACGCAATACAGTTTCACCAACGTAGCCGGCTCTCCTTCATTTAGCGGAACGACTGCTTCTGAGTGGGATGTCAGCCTCTGGAACACAGCCAAATGGTCTGGCTCAAGCAACACATACGAAAGCTGGTTTGGCGCTTCTGGACTTGGTTATTTTGGCGCAGTGCGTATGCGCGTTAAGGGCGTTGGCGGCTCAACTACGTTGTCCTCCTACCATGTCTTGTATGAACCGGGAGGCATAATGTAATGGCTGTAAATCCAATTATTGCGGCATTACGCGCTAATTCTCCTGCTCCCGCAAGACAGGCAAGTGGGCCTATCGCGCTGAACTATCCGTGGATGCAGAACACAAAAGTAGTGCCTTTTACAAAGACACCTGGAACGCCGTTTGGCGGCGGTACTGGCAGCGGTACTGGCGTTGGTACTGGCAGCGGTACTGGCGGCAGTGGCGGTGGTAGTGGTGGCGGTACTAATGACGGCAGTGACGGTGGCGGTGCTGGCGGCACTGGTGGCGGCACTGGTGGCGGCACTGGTGGCGGTACTGGTGGCGGTACTGGCGGTGGTACTGGTGGCGGCACTGGTGGTGACACTGGCGGTGGTACTGGCGGTGGTACTGAAAGCGCGCCGCCTGTCATGCCGATCCCAGAGTCAGGTGGACAGGTGCTTTTGTACATTGACCCGTTCACTGGAGAGCATGTCTACGGCCCCGACTACTCGCGATATTTACAACCGACGCCTAATCCGCAACCAGCGCCGAAGCCTGTGGAGCCAGATTACAATCAGTACCAAGATTTGGGCCAATACAACTTTACTCTCCCGGATATGTATTGATCCAGTTTGGGCCACACGATGTGTTCGAACGCTGGCTGTGTGAGAGAATTGAGTATGCGCCGACGCGGAACTTGAGATGCCTTGCTAATGTTACGCCTGATGCAAAAATTCGCGGCGTCGTTGGGCTTGATAACTGGAACGGCGCTTCATGCCAGCTTCACGTTGCCGGCGAAGGTATCTGGCTAACGCGAGAGTTTCTGAGGTGCGTGTTTGATTATGTTTTTAATGTTGCAAAGATCAAAGTCTTGCTTTGCATGATCGAGAGCGGAAACGAGAAGTCACTTAGATTTACGCGGCGCGTAGGTTGGACAGAAATAGCGCGGATC